ACCTTAGCTAACTTTACGTCTTGTTCAACTGTAGATTCGTCTTCATCTAAAGGTGGTAAACCTAATGATTCTCTTACTTCGTCTTGCGTCATAACTTCCCGTATAGTTTTAGAATCAAACTGTACTGTAATAGGTTTAAGCTGTACGAATTCTACAGGTAAATTTATATTGTTTACTTCAAATATTGTCTGTAAAGTGGATAAGATGTTTATTTGGAATGGGCGAACGACGGTATTTTGATAGAAATTTGAAGCGTTTACAAGTTCGTCTGTATTAGAACTGAACCCATTAGTACTATCAATACCCATAAGTGTCTTAGAAGTTACCCTATGCCCTGATAGGATATTCTGAACAAGTAGTTCCTGCAAAGCAAGATACTGCTTATCCGCGTCTGACATACTGATAGGTGTTATTTCTGGTGTTCTTGTTCTATCATCAGAGAATGTAAGTACAAAACGACCTGCTGCTTCTGCGCCTGTAAATTTTTCTTTTATGCTATTTTCTATTTGAAAACGTTCTTCCTGCGTTGGAATTCCATTTGCAAAAGAAATAAAGTACGACCCTGCAAACCCATTAGCTATGTTGTTAAGATGAAATTCAGCAACCTTCTGGTCTACTAGACACCAATTACAAGCTGCTAGGTAATCAGGCGTATGATAGATGTCCATATTTGGGCTATAAGAACCTGTGTATAGTAATTGACTAGCAGACGTTCTGTCTTTAGTATTAAAGGCTGCAATAGGATAAGGTTTATGTGTTCTTACATTAGACCAATCAGCACTTATAAAATATGTATCTACTTGCCCTAGTTCATTTGGTCGCCCTGCTCTTACTCTTTCTACAGGAACGTGATAGACTTCGGCAATAGCTGTTCTTTCTCTATTCCAAATAATATGCAAAGCGTAAGCACCCTGTAGCTTAAAGTCAAAAGCAACTTTCTTTATTACTTGATGTAAACTTTCTTTACTATTAACATTAGCCATAAACTTCTTTAAAGCTACATAAGTATCTAAGCTATCGTATTCGTCAGTAATTACTAAGTCCTCGCCTGCTATCATTTCTGCCGTAGAATTAACGACTGCCGCATGGGTACTAGAATTGTAATATAAATCTATCAGAAATTGTGGGTATAAGTTTCGCCAATCATCTGTTCCGTACTCTATATAATCACGCCCACGTACTTCTTGAATTATAGGTGCTGTTGATGTTTCTAATGATATATTTAATAGGTTTTCCATATTATAAGCTATTTAGTCTTGTATTTACTTCTGTTACTAATGTAGTGCTATAATCACTAAAAACAATACATTCAAACATATTTCCTTCAAAGTCGTTAGTGTCTGTTGCTCTTACGCCTATTGTATCTATAATAAAATTTCCAGACTTTGTAACTGTATCTGTTTGTTTAACACCATCTATCCAAACTGCAACGTCATCTGAACTATCTCTTGCTACTACAACTGAATATTTTGTACCGTCTGTAGCAAAATCTGTTCCGTCATTAAAGTCGATAGTACCTAAAGTACCACCAAATTTTAAATTTATAGTATCTAGGTCAACTACCCTTATAAAGTTATTTGCAGATGTATTTGAAGCTAATAAAACTTCATTAGACAAAGCGTCAAAAGATAACCTAAAACCTATAGTAAAAGTTCCTGTAACTGCAAAAGAAGAAGCTGTAGATAAGTGGTCGCTACCGTCAAAAGTAACTGCACCTGTTGCTGCTGTATAAGAAGGCTGATTTGCTGCGGTAGCTTGCGTTATTCTTCTACTGTTTACCGATGTATCAAACCAAGTTTCTACATTGGCTACATTTGCACTACCTATTCTTTTAAATTCCCAAAACGCCTGTAAACTTACTTCGTCTGTAGGGTACCAAGCGTCTGTAGAGTTTATTGAATTACCTAATCTTTGTGCTAACATTATATTACATCTTCATAGTAACATAACGCTAAACCTGCACTCAGGGTTATTGCTGTTACATTAAGGAAAATTGTTGTTCCTGCAGGCATAGTAGTCTGTAGGTTAGCTATTGCTGAACCTGTTGCTGTAGTTGCGTTTGCTGCTGCTATACTGCTTATTGTACTTGTAATAGGAAAGTGTACTGCATAATAATTTTTACCTGTCATAGCTGTAGTTGTAATAACATCACATCTATTTTTTCCTAGTGTTTCTCTTAATAATTGATTGTCGTTATCTATTGGCATTTTTTAAATTTTTATTGTCCGTAATATATATAATTATCTGTTGCTGTTGGTGTATATTCTGTAAATTGTACTTGTTCTGTGCCTGATTTTTCAGCTAGGTACATTTTACCTTTTGTTACTAATCCCTGCACTACACCTTTATTATCAGCAGCAGGACTTAATACTTCCGATTCTGTAGATGGTGCAAAGTTTTTAGCTACTGTAACTGTACCAACCCAAGTAACTTCGTAAACTTCATATTTCCAATATCCTGCAGGCAGTAAGTGTATTTCGCTATTATACAAATCTACACTAGCTAATACTGATTCATAAGTAAATAACAAAATAGTGTATCTTTCTCTTATTTCTGCCGTTGCTGCGTAAGCATACGCAACTGAACCGTCTAGGTCATTAGTAAACTTTACTAAGAACCTTATCTTGTTCATATCTGTTTGTGTACCGCTTAAATTGTCTTTTACGCAAACGTATGCGCCTATGTTTGTTTCTGTAGTTGCTTGTATCATACAGTATATAATAGAAATAAACTGTTTTTATTTGGATATAAACGAAAAAGAGGGCTAAAAAGCCCCCTTAATCAAGAAAATATGAAAACACTAATTAAAGTGAAAAGTGTATTTTATAATTCTACCAATTAAGATGTAGTAACTGAAACATTTGTAAATGCCCCGTTGTCAAAAGGATTTGTAGTATAGTCTGCGACCATAGCAAATGGTTCAGGCTCTAGACCGTCAAAGGTAAGAGTGTAACCATTCCTATCTCCGAATGCTGCGCCAGAATCCATTGTTCCTGCATTTAATTCCATTCCGTTAGTTACTCCTAATCCAATAATTACATTATGTCCGTTTGTTAAAGTTGCGTTTAGCTCTGCAAAAATAACCAACTTAGTTTGTCCTAACAATTTTATTTGATTTTGGTCTTCTTTCGTTAAACGATTTAAAACCAAATTTACAGTAGGTGTGTAGAAAATAGTACCATTTTCCCTAGAACCTGTAATACTTTCTGAAATAGAAGCAACACCAAGCGGTGTAGTGTAGCGAAATAACCCACTACCTGTTCCTGCAACCATTTCTATATCAGTAATTTCTCCTGATGCTTGAACTATCCCTGTTCCGTCAATAGGGTCTACAAACTTATCATAAACTCCAAAATAAATGTTTTTTATTCCGCCAGAAATCCTATTACAGTCTAATCCCCTGCCCTTAGATATGAGTGTGCATGCCATTTTATTTTATTTTTAGAGGTTAAAGCAGCAAGGGCTTTTACACCCCTGCTTCTATTAATTTATTTATTAATGTTGCTGTCTTAGTATATCAGCACCAATTCCCTGTCTAACACCACCAGAGTAACGAGCAACTAATCTCATGTTGTCGCTACCGTCAAGGTTAGCCATGTCCATCAACTGGATTCGAGTCATGTCTGAAAGTAGGTCAGTTCCAAAGAATAAGTTTGACTTCTCCGCGATAACAACTCCATTATCTCTCATTCCAGGACAAACTGCTATCTTGTATCCTTCAAATACAGGCTCATAGTCGCCATTCATTTGATAAGCATTAACATATCCTAATGTAGATACTGCAGAAATATACAAAGAATAAGTTTTAGGCGACATATAAATATGTAAGTCATCCTTTCTTAATATGTTCGGAATATTAGCTGCTAAGTCAGTAGTTGCTGTTTGTAAGTTAGAAATAATATTAGCTGCTGTATAAGCACCTGAAGCTGTTGATTGAATTACAGTTGCGTCTTGCCCAGGTAATAAAAGACCTGTTGTAGCTGTCATAAATCCTTCAAATTCTCCTGTTGTAGCTGCTGCACCATCCCAAATTGAATCTTCAACGCCATTAGCTATAATCTCGCCCATGTAAGAAATAACATAGTCGTCAAAACTTGCAGGTGGTGGCGCGCCCGCCCCTGCTCTCATTTGCATAGCTTCCCAAGAATCTAGTAATGTTTTCTTACAAAGGTCTATGTTAATTTGTAGGTTTTTTGGTTCTAAAACCGCTTCCGTAAGTGCAAGAGTACCTGCGTCAGTAAAGTCGCATGAAGCGTCTTTAACAAGCCCTGAGCCTGCCATTTTCTGAATGTTACTCTTATACTTCACGTTTTCTATCATTGTTAAATATTCCAATGATGTTGCTTGCTTTAAAGCTGCCGAAATATAAAATCCAGCCGCCTTTCCAGCATAATTTGATGTTGTAGTAAACGCCATTTTTAAAAATTTTAAGTTATTATTATTATTTATTTAAATCGTATAGAAATCTGTCCTTACTGCTTAACCTGTTGTACTGCTTTCTAGTTAATGCAGGTTTGTCAGAACTAAATTTATTTGTGTTTAAAGCTACGTCAGCAGGTTGTGCTGCTAATTCTGCTTTTAGTTTTTCGTTTTCAGCTTTTAATTCGTCAACTGAAAATTCAACTACTTCTGTAGTTTTTGTTGTAACTGTTTTAGGTTTATCTTCAACTTCTTCTGTAGTTTCTTCTGACATTTCTACATCTTCTGTATCTGATTCACCTAATCTAGCTTTGATGTCCGCAATAGCGTCTTCTAGGTTGTCAACTTTTTCTTTCATTTCTTCATAAGTCTTAGC